GAACCAGTCATTAAACTGTATTTTCTCAATGCATTGAAACCAAATCTAATTGGCATTTTGTGTTCTCCTATCTCTAATAATTCGTAATTCATTTTCTAAGTGTTTTGTCTTTCCTGAGTTAAAAGAAACCTACCCACGCACTCAGAAAAGAAAACGCATGGGCAGGATCTAAAATTTTCCTTATTAAGGAGTTACATCAATTGTTTGAACCAATGGGCCAGAACCTTGAAAAGATACTGAGAATGTAGAAGTATCTTCTAATGGTGCCGTTAAACTTGCAGAAGTTAACCAAGCTGTTCCAGTGTATTTTGTATTCCCTAATCCAGTTACTGCAGTAGAACCAAAAGTTAAATCAAAACTTGTTCTTGTAGCTAAGTAACCAGTAAATAAATCACTTAAAGTTTTGTTTGTTATTGCACTTCCTGCAGGATCTAACCAAGCATATAATGCATCACAAGAAACATCCCAGTTTCTCATACCTTCCATGTTATCTTCCCATCCACCACTTTCTTTAGAAGAAGTTGATCTTGTTGAGTGATTCACATTTAAAGTTGCGTTTGTAGAATAAGCAACTAAAGTCCCTGCTACATAGACTCCAAGCTCTGTTCCGTTTAATTGTCCTTCATTTGCTGCCATAATTTTATTTTTTTATTTATTTATAATTATAATTCTTGCCCTTTATCTTGAGCTTTCTTTGTTTTCTTTTCTTTTATTTTTTCTTTTTTATCATAGTCGTTTTCCTGTAGCCATGCATAAAATTCTTGCGTTACATCCATAACTTGACCAGCAACCAAAGTTTTATGGTCGTTTACCTTATAGCTTCTTTTTAATTTAAATTTCATTTTTTTATTCGTTTATGTTAATCCATCCATTTTCTGGATTGTTGATTGTTTTAATTATTTCATTATGAGAATAAATCTTTTCACCATCTAAAAAAGAAGGTATTTCTCCAATGAATTTTATTATTGTTTGACTTCCATCCAAACTATATCTTAAAGTTGAAGCAGATGTTTCAATAACTAATTTGAAATCTATTGCCCCAATCATTTCTTTATTTATTATAACATACTTTTTTTCCATATCTTTATTCAGGAACATCAACAACAAAATCAGTTGATGTCATGTTAGTCATTGTTCCGTTATTATTTCCAGTTTCATCTTCAATTGTAGGATAAACAGCAATTGGATTTCCTACTATCCCACCATCTCCCATTTTCCAATAACCAAAAAGACTTGAAACAGGTTTTGGATTGAATGGTGATCCGTTATTGTATAAGCTTAAAACTTCCGAATCTGTTAAATCTGTATCAAAAAAACTAACTTCATCAATATTTCCTTTCCAAAATCCTCCTCCAATTGAATTACTACCAATAGATGAAGTTGTAAAACTTCCTGAAAATGTTCCAGATATTACAGTAGTTTCTTTCAGAATTCCATCTAAATACAATTTTATATTTCCTGAACTGTCCCAAGTTGAAGCCGCATGATGCCATAATCCATCTCCTTCAATATTATCACTAGCTACAGCAGAGTTTGTAATTCCTCCTGATTTATAAGTTGCTGTCAATTGGTTATTTGATGCATGATAATATAATATAATTTTATTGTTAGAATCAACAATGGATTGAATTATATTTCCAGAACTTGCAGTAGTTTCTAATTTAAACCATGCAGAAATTGTTCCAGTTGTTTTCATTGAGTCCATACCAACAACTCCCAAATCAACATAGTCATCCACTCCATCAAAAGAAGTTGAATAAATGTTGTTAAATGAATTTATTATTCTAATATTGAAATTTAAAGATTTTCTATAAACTCCATCCGATCCACTCATGTCATCAAAAACATCGTCATAACCATCAAAATCAATTGCTTGAATATTTACATTATTATAAACTCCGTTTACTCTGTCCAATGCTGTTCTTATATAATTAGCAAGTTTAGAAGCTTCTGAATAAGTTTTACAATAAGCTGAAACCATAATTGAAGCATTATCCAATAAAGCAACAGAATCCTTTTGACCTTCTGGCTTATCTGAACTAACATCGTAAACAATGAAAGGAAATGGAGATGTTTGCTTCATTACATTTGGGGCAATTCTTGTGCCTACCATTGACTCAACTGCAATGTTGTCATTAAGTAACTTATATATTGCTTTTCCTATATCCATTTTAATATCCTAAACTTCCGTATTTTGTTAATCTGTTTTTATGTCTTTTTAAAGCTGAAACAAATATTTTTTCCGCATCTTGGAATCCAGTTGATAAAACAGTTCCACTTTTCTCCCTGAAGGATTTTTCCATAAATGGATTTGCCCTTGTTGTTCCTCCGTGTTTCATTTTGTGTCCGTATTCAACCCAAGCACCGAAATATCCACCTTTGTTTTTCTTATATTTACCTTTAACCCTTGGTCCAATATAACCCCCATGAATATCTCCCTTTGAAGCTTTTGTTCTATAAAATATTAAAGAGTCTTTCAATGTTCCCCTTTTTATTTTTAAACTTTTGTCTGCAGGATAAACAACATCCTTTTTTGCTACTGGAGCGTTCGTTTGTGCAGATTGTTGTAATGGTTTAGTTACCTTCTTCCAGAACTTTCCCCAAACAGCATCTTCATTAACTTGTTTTGGTAACTGAGAAAACATCTTAGCAATTTCTTTTATTCCTTTTGCTTCAACAGTTATTCCATCAGCCATTATTGATTGTCCTTTATTCTTGTTTCCAACTCAAAAAATTGTTCCCTTCCATCTATTTCTTTTATTCCATGTATTATGTAAGTTTTAGAGTCATATTCTATTCTAAAAGTTCCTAAAATAGTTATTCCTAAATTTCTAACATAAAAAAACAAATCAGTTTTCTGAACTTGTTCTTGTGATTCCTTACCTCTACTGCTACTCTTCCAGTCTGTCTTTGCCCAAAGTGTATATTTTAAAGCATAACTTTTTGTTTCTTCTCCATACTTATTAATAACATAAGTTGGTTCCATTATTTTTATTCTCCTATCTAGTTGTCCAATACTTAACATACTTGGATTTTATATTGTTCCAATAAATATTGACTTGACAAAGGAAGTTCAGTTGCTGTTCGCCCTGAAATTACTGACTGCCTGTTTTCATACCAATTCCCGATTGTAATTAAAACCGCTTGTTTTATTCCTTCTGGAACTGATGAAGATGTTGATCCATAACCAACTGTATATTTAACTTCAACAGCGTTTATTCTACTAGCTAAATTCGGCAAAGCTCCACTAACAGAAAGTCCAATTCTTGCAGGTTGTGATGCTCTGTCTAATATGTAATTTGTAGAATTTAAAGTTTGGATTGTGTCGTTTGTATCATAATATTTTACTGATGTAATTGAAAACACTGGACTCTTATATAGTCTGTAAAATTCCATCCAATTATCACTGTATTGAGTTACTATTGTATCTAAAAAATATTGGTTTGTATAAATTTGGCAGGATTGAGTTGCTGCTTTAATCAAATTATCAATTAAAGTGTCATCTGCTGTTGTGTCAACTTTTAAGAAATCCTTTGCTTCCGATGTTGTGAATAATGGATTTGCTGCTAAAGTATCTTCTTTTAAACTTCTATACATTATATTTTTTTTTAAAAAAAAGGGACTGGCTATTTAACCAGCCCCATTCTTAATTATTATAGAATACTATTAAGCTAAAGTAGTATATTTAACAAATGAAGCACCATCAGCAACACCCCAATCGAAGTAATTGTTCATGATCAATCTAACCTCTCCATTTACAGCTCTTGAATAAGGATCAACAGTAATGTTAGAAGGTCCAAATTGCGCCATGTAAACTCTAGAGAAATCTCCGAAAAGTCCATCTCCAGAAGTAGCCGCTACAGAAGCAGGAGCATTAGAGAAGAATCCAGGATAACCAGCTAATCTGTCATCAGTATATAAAGGAGAAACACTTGAAACTTGTGAAGCACCTTTGATGTTAGAATAAAGAAACCAAGAATTAACGAATGCTAAAGCACCATCTAATCCATGATTGTCAGCTATTGTTTGGATTGCTTCTAACATATCAGAAGAAGTTCCAGCAGTTCCACCAGCAGCAGATTCAGTAAATGTTAAAACACCAGCAGTTCCAGCAATTGAGCCAGGAGCTCCCCCACCTAAATCAGCAGAAGCGAACATTGCAGCATCAATTTGAGTTCCCATGTTTCTTCCCATATCTCTCATAACAGATGCTTCAGCAGCAGGTCCGTTTTGAGCTAAGATTACATTAGAAATGTTAGCATAACCAGTGATTCTTTTTGGAGTTAAAGTAACTTTTCCAAAATCAGCACCCCCGTCAGCAGCAGCAGCAACTTCAGTTCCCCATGCAACAGTTGAACCTCCAGCAATAGGAAGAACAGTATCAGCAGCAACAGTTCCTAAGTTATTGATTCCAATTCTGTTGTAAAGTGCAGAAGCTTGTAAGCTATCAACATAAGCACCTATTGAAGTAGGAGCAATTGCAGAAGTTCCTTGGTCAATAGCTCTTTTTTCTTTTAACATTGTTGGAATACCAATTCCTTGAAGTCCTTTTCTAGCTTCACCTTCAGCTTCTTGATGCATTTCTGCTTCAATACCTGTTAAAGAACCACCATTTCTAACTTCGTTAATTGCTTTAAATAAACTCCAACCTCTTAATTCTTTGTCAGTGTTTAATTTTTGAACTGGAGTTCCAGCTACTTTCACGTTTTTTCTGATTTCAGTTTCCACTTTTTCAGCTCTTTCGATTTTTACAGAATACTCATCTGCATTTTTAAGAAGTGTGTCCATGTCATTGTTCTCATCAGTAGTTAAATCTCTTTCTTCTGCAGTTGCAGTTTCTTTGATAACTTCTAATTTTGAAATAATGTCATTTCTCAATTCTTTCAATTCAATACTT